GTGGGAAATTGACTTAAAAGCATGCTTTCCTTGGCCGTTGGCTTGTCGTTCATACGATGAACGCAACGACCGATCAGTTCCTCTCCGTAGTCATTGTCATACGAGTTAAGACACCCCTAGTCTGTATACAGGGCAGAGGTCAGAAAAGATGTATGAATACAGGGTAGAGGTACTGCGGGTTGTGGACGGCGACACGGTTGACGTAGATGTTGACCTTGGGTTTTCCGCCTGGCTTCGTGACCAGCGTATTCGATTAGCCGGCATTGACGCACCTGAGAGCCGCACGAAGGATGATATGGAGAAGCTCTACGGGCAGTTATCGAAGAAGTTTCTTTCTGAAATGCTGAAAAATAAAGAGATTACATTGCAGTCTCATGGCAAGGGTAAGTTCGGGCGCATACTGGGAACCCTGCTTGCAGAAGGTTCAAATGTGAATGAAGAAATGATTGCGAAACATCATGCTGTACGCTATGACGGTGAGTCTAAGTCGTCGATTGCCGATGCTCATAAGGAAAATAGACAAAAGCTATATCAAGAGCTATATACAGCACCGATTTCACACCATCTGCGCCAACACGAGGATGGCTACGCTGAGAATTTTCTCAATGAGATTGTAGAGGAGGTAAAAGCTGCCAAAAACGATTAGCTTACCGTACGATCCGAGGCCATTGCAGGCGGAGTTTCATTCCGGTTGCAAGCGGTTTACTGTTGCGGTTTGCCATCGAAGGTTTGGAAAGACTGTTATGGCGGTAGCGCATGCCATACAGGCAGCTTTATGGACACCGCGTCACAGGCCGCAGGTGGCTTATATTGCGCCGACGTATTCGCAGGCGAAGCGTGCGGCGTGGGAGTATGCGAAGGAGATGTGTGCCGATCTTGGCGGTGTCAGGTTCCATGAATCGGAATTGCGGATTGATTTGCCGCGTGTTTTGCAGAACGGCCACAAGGACTTTGCGCGTATTATGCTGCTTGGATCGGAAACGCCTGACAGTTTGCGCGGGATTTACCTGGATGTTGCGGTTCTGGATGAGTATGCGGATATGAATCCGAGGCTGTACCCTGAGATTGTAAGACCCGCTTTGTCTGACAGGAAGGGGTCGTGTATCTGGATTGGCACGCCGAGGGGCCAGAACCTGTTTTTTGACAAGTATGAGGAGGCGCGGCGGGAGGTTCTTGCTGGCAGTGAGGACTGGGCCTGTTTTCTGCACAAGGCATCCGAGACTGGGGTTATTGATGCGTATGAGCTGGTGGATGCGGCGAAACAGATGTCCAAGCCGCAGTATGCACAGGAGTATGAGTGTTCTTTTGATGCCTCGCTTGAGGATGCGTATTATGGCAGCCAGATGGAGGAAGCGGAATTAGAGGGCCGTGTCGGCAGGGTGCCGTTTGATCCTAACAGCCGTGTGGAGACATGGTGGGATTTGGGTTTTGCGGATGCGACATCGATCTGGTTTGTGCAGCGTGTTGCGGGTGCGATCCACTTGATTGATTATTATGAAACGTCCGGCGAGGGATTGCCGCATTATGTGGAGTTGCTTGAGGATTACAGGCGACCGAAGGAATCTGGCGGGCGGGGATATGTTTATTCGCACCATATTTTGCCGCATGATGTGAAGGTGCATGATCTTGGCAGCGGCAAGTCGCGGCTTGAGGTATTGGAGGGTTTGGGCATTACGGCAGAGATTGCCCCTGATCTGAAGTTACAGGATGGAATTGAGCAGGTACGCAACCTTTTGCCGCGCTGCTGGTTTGACAGTGAGAAATGCGCTTATGGCGTGAAGGCGCTGAAGCAGTACAGGAAGCAGTGGGATGCGACACGGAAGATTTACAAGAACCGCCCCAGGCACGACTGGACTTCACATTCAGCCGATGCTTTTCGGTATGGGGCGATTGTCACGCCACGGTCGGCGCATTGGAACAGGCCGCTTGAATACCCGAAACTGGCTATTGCGTAAGTAACTGGAGAAGAAGATGAAGCGAAAAATTGATGTAAGTGATCTTGGGCAGCTAACCCATGAGCTTGTGGCGCTGCCGAAGTCAACACGACTGGAGATTTGTATTGGCGGCGAGACGTATACTGGCCCGGTGGAGCTGGAGATCGAAGCGGGTGTTGTTGGCCTGCATTTTGATGCGAAGGTCAAGGCCAAAGCGAAGGCGAAGAAATAATGGCGATACAATCCCTTTTTTCCGGTCTTGGCGGCACTGATCCAAGCGGTCTGTTGGCTCCGTCGCAGGCGTTTAGCGACGTACGGCAGCAACGGGCCAATGCGGAAGCTGCCCGTATAGCGGCATTAGGCGGAGGCGGAGGCGGAGGCGGCTTACCTACAGCACCGATTGCACCGCCGCCAGTTCCGCTTCGTCGCCGTGCATCGCTTTTTGATCCTGTTGGCGGCGGTATGCAGGATGATCCGTTTGCACTGCCTGAGAATATCAGGCTTTCGCAGGCGCAGCGTCTTTACAGGACGCATACGCCGTCGGTACTGGGTCGTATTGGGGCGCTTATGCAAAAAGCCCCGCCGTATTTGTCTCCCGGAATGCATTTTGGCGGCAAGGCACTGTCTGGTTTGGATGAAATGAGGATGCAGGGGGCTACTGATAAATATAACAGCCTGTATGGCGGCCATCCGATACAGCAGAGTGATCTGACATTCCTGTCTGGCGGTCCTCCACGGGATCAAAGCGTACTTGCGCCTGGCACAGCAGGTGGTCGGGAACTACTGAGTGATTTCCAACGTAAATTGGCGGATGCACAGGAAGCCAATCGTGTGGCAACCGGGGCTTATCCAGTTGGTCAAACAAGTTATGCCACACAGCACTTGCCGTTTTTTAGCCGGATCGATGGTGGCTGGAATCAGCCTAGCAGGGATGTTTCTGAAACCGATCTATCTGATATTTGGGCACCACAACCGCCCCTCGGCGGTTATGGGGTTGATGAGCGTCATGGAACATTTCTTCCCAGCACTCCATTTGAGGCAGACCTTATGAACCCATCTTACGGAGCCACGGAAACTATTGATCCTGTAGAGGGTACGCGGAGATTTCGAGAGGATGAACTATCTGCGGAACTTATGGACGAAGACAGAAGCCGAAACATAGAAGGTAGTCCTTATACATATGATGAAAGAGATTTAGGCCGGGCTGGATTTTACTGATGAGTATGAAAATGCAGGTGCAGCTTGATAAGCTGCAGGCGCGTGTGGAACATCTGGAAAGCCTTGTGAAAGGTGATGTACCGCAGGCACATAAGGATCACCACCAGGATGGAAATGAACATGTTGGCCCTTTGCGGCTGAAGCATAAGGGGCGCGGGTTTTGGGATGTTGTAAGTTCCGATGGCGTAGCATTAAACGGTGGGCGGTTGAAAAAATCGGAAGCCGAAGAATTTATTGCTACACACGCCCCATGACAAGTTTTACCTCCCTGAGACTTGGTGGGCAATGTGCCCACCATTTTTTTGAGGCATAAAATATATGGCAAAAATGACAGAAAGTACCCTTCAGTCGATTATCAAGGGTGAAATACAGAGCAGTTCGTCGTTTCTTGGCGGCGAGGTTTCAGACCAGCGCCGCAAGGCAATGGAGTATTACCTTGGTGAGCCGTTCGGAAATGAGGTAGAAGATCGCAGTCAGGTAGTTAGCACTGATGTGCAGGACACCATTGAGTCCATTATGCCTGATTTCATGGAGATTTTTGCAAGCGGAGAGGAAGCTGTGCGGTTCGAGCCGGTCGGGCAGGAGGATGAACAGGCCGCAAAACAGGCAACCGAATATGTTAATCATATCTGGTTTAAGGCCAATAACGGCTTTGAGGTGACGCATGACTGGATTAAGGATGCGTTGCTGCAAAAAAACGGGATTATCAAGGTTTACTGGGATGAGGCGGAGGAAACGAAGCGCGAAACAATTTCCAACGTAAACCTTGCAGCGCTGATTGAACTGGAAAACGATGCATCTATCGAAATTATTGAGCAAACGGCAATAGAGGTAACGCCGGACCTGATGCAGTTTGCGCCAGACGGGCTGCTTTGGGATATTACCATCAAGCAGACCAAGAAAAGGGGCCGGTGCCGCGTTGTTTCCATTCCGCCAGAGGAGTTTTTAACATCCCGTCGCTCAACATCTCTGGATGAGGCGGTTTTTACCTGTCACAAGGTCAAGAGAACGGTTACAGAGCTGCTTGAGCTGGGTTATCAGAAAAAAATCATCGACAGTTTGCCCAGCCATGACGAGCAAATGTATAATGAAGAGCGTGTAGCGCGGTATTCGGCGGATGAGGAGTGGCCGGAACAGCATACGGAGACGCGTGATCCTTCGATGCGGGAAGTTTGGATTTACGAGTGTTATCTGAAGGTTGATTTTGACGGTGACGGCCTTGGTGAGATGAGGGCTGTAACGGTGGCAGGGTCAGGCTACAAGATTCTTGAAAATGAGCCTGTTGACGACCATCCGTTTGTCGATATGACACCGATTCGTATGCCGCATAAGTGGACAGGGCGTTCGGTTGCCGACCTTGTGATGGACATACAGAAAATCAAAAGCACCGTATGGCGGCAGCTTCTTGATAATATTTATGGTGTAAACAATAACCGCTACGTGGTTAATGAGCGGGTAAATCTTGACGATATGCTGACCAACAGGCCGGGTGGTCTGGTCAGGGTTGAGGGTGGCCTTGATCCCAGCAGTGCTGTTATGCCGCTGACGACGCAATCCCTTGGGTCGTACGCATATCCGTTGATCGAGTATTGTGATACGGTCAGGGAAACGCGTACTGGAATTACGCGCTATAGCCAGGGGCTTGATGCAAGCTCTCTCAACAAGACAGCGACCGGTATTAACCAGATTCTTGGCCGCGCACAGCAACGTATGCTGCTGATTGCGCGTGTATTTGCTGAAACAGGATTTAAGAGGGCGTTTAAAAAGGTTCTTCGCCTTGTAATAACACATCAGGATATGCCCGATATTGTCCGGTTGCGTAATGAATGGGTGCCGATTGATCCAAGGGCATGGAACGCAGAAATGGACATGACGATTACGGTCGGCCTTGGGCATGGCACGCGGGAACAGCAGGTTGCTCTGGCCCAGAGGCTGATTGAAATGCAGGTTCGGGCGATTGAATTACAGGGCGGGGTTAAAGGCCCGATTGTTGATGCAAACATGGTACATGCAGCGCTCCGAAAATGGACACTTGCAGCGGGTTTGAAAGACCCCGATATTTACTGGCTGGACCCGAAACAGGCGCAGCAGCAGCAGCAAGAAGAGCCGCCGCCTGATCCAAGATTGGTCGAGGCACAGGGTAAAATGCAACTGGAACAGGCTAAGTTCCAGGGTGATATGCAGATTGAGCAGGCAAAGCTGGAACAGGAAATGAAGATTGAGCAGGCAAAACTGGAACAGCAACATGCTTTAAAGGTTGAGGAGATGAAACTTGACCATCAGTACAAGATGGAGCAGTTATCTCTGAAGAGAGAGGAAGTAGCGATGATCGCTACTGTCAAAGACGCTGAAGCGCAAGCCAGGCTGGCCTCTGCAAATTCGGCAGATTAGGAGAAGAAATGGCAAAATCAGATACAGGTAACACAAAAGCAGTTGGCACCAATCCAAGCTGGAAATCCGGCACAGGACATGTAACGGAATCCCGTCTTAATTCTGGCGGTGATAGTAAATTTGGCACAGGCAAAAAGGCACATAATCCTGGTGGCAAAAAAACGATGAAATACTAGGTATGAAAGCCAAAACGTGAGCGCGGCTGAAGACCAGGAACCCCAGCTTCGGCAGGAGCGTGACCGCGCTCACCGTGCGGAGAGGATGATTAGTGACGAGCTGTTCACCGATGCCATCGCCTCGATTAAGGGATGGTGTCACGAACAGTGGGAAAACTCTCCGATGGAAGATGTAAAAGGGCGTGAGAACCTGCGGCTGATGATTGGCGTTGTTAATCGTTTTGAAACAATCTTTGCAACACACCTGACGACCGGTAAACTTGCGGTTAAGCAGTTGAGTGACCTTGAGGAAAAACGTAAGCGTTTCCGCTTGCTCAGGAGCAGATAATGCCAAGTCTTCTGGATAATTATCGAAAAATAAGCCCAGTGCAAAGATCAAGTCCAAAACTGCCTTTTTCGCCTTTAAATATAAGTCATTTATATGAAATGTTTAAAAACCGTGGTGTTTTTGGAGGGGCTATTGATAAGTATGAAATTCCAGGAATTACAACGGCGCTTGATCCAGATGGTTTTCCTATAGATTTAACGAAGCCATATCTGGAAGAAAACGGTCATTACGCAACAGAGGAAACATTAACATTCCCAATAGAAGATCGCTGGTACAATATTCCATCAATTTGGGATGGTAAAAAAATAGAAAATGAAGAAAATGTGCTTGATCGCGGAATGCAGGCTTTGCAGTCTGGTCATATTTTTCCAAATTATCCGACAAGAAATAAAGCATTGATTGGGGCAAAAAAGAGATCAGATGCCATAGGCCGGGAAATGGGACTGGATTAGGTAGATATAATTATTATTAATATTTATGGCTAATAGGAGATAAAAGAAAACATGGCAGACGAAGTAGCGGCCAACCAGGAAACTGGAGCCCAGACTACGGAGGCTAACCCACGGGTGGGAGCCGACGGTACAGCACCTACAACAGAACAACAGGCAATTGCGGCGATTGCGGCACGGCTGGAGCCAGAAACTGCGCCAACCAACAGCGCCGAGCAGGAATCGCCAACCGAAACGGCTAACCAGGATGCGGAGCCGGATCGTACTGCTGAACCCGAATCACGAGATGAGGGAACAGTCGAAGAAACGTCATCTGAAGATGATGCAACCACTGAGCCAACCGACACCGGTGAGGAACTACCTGATACTCTCAGCGGCCTTGCAGAAGCAATTGGGATGGATGAGGCTGAATTAGCCAAACATGTCAAGATGCCGATCAGGGTCAACGGAGAGACACAGATGGTTACCCTTGCGGATGCCGCTTCCGGCCAACAGATGGACGCGGATTATCGCCAGAAGACATCAGCGCTTGCTGATGAACGCCGACATTTTGAAAGCGAGAGACAGCAAGCATCACAGCTTTTGCAGCAGCGACTTCAAGCTGCTGATGAGCGGATTGCAGCATTAAGCCAACGAATGGAAACGGAATATCCGGCGGCGGAGATGACACGTCTCGCGTCGGAAGACCCTGCTGAGTATGTCCGTGTAAAGGCCCAGCTCGAAGCGCAACAGTCGGCTTTAATAGGCCAGCACCAAGCGCAGGAAGCAGAGCGTGCGCGGGTAAATCAGGAACGAGAGGCTAGTGTGGCGCAATTCCGTGAACAGCAGCAGCAAATACTCGTTGATAAAATACCGGAACTTACGGACCCAGATAAGCTCGAAACATTCGAGACTGGTATGGCAACATATCTTGGTGATGTTGGTTTCACAAACGACGAAATATCCGGTTTTGTCGGCGGTGCATTTGATGCCCGTCAGGTCATGCTGATCCGTGATGCCATGCGGTATCGCGGTATGCAGGACCAGAAAAAGACAATAACTAAAAAGCTCAAAGGTTTGCCGCGTGTCCAGCGTCCTGGTGTTTCCACGACGGGACGACGCGCACAGGCTGGAGATGATATTGCTGATGCAAAAAATCGTATACAACGTGCGGGTGCAACGGACGGTGATGCCGTCAATTACATTCGCCAACTTCTGGAGTAAGGAGAGCTATGACTCTAGCAACTGATGCCTTCACTTCCTACAGTTCTGTAGGTAATCGTGAAGATTTGTCGGACGTAATCTACAATGTTTCTCCGACAGATACCCCGTTCATCACGGGGATACCACGCGTTGACGCTAAAGCCGTCCTTCACGAATGGCAAACCGATTCGTTGGCAGCGGCCAGTTCCTCAAATTTCGTCCTTGAAGGCGATGAGACAAGCACTGATGCAACTACGGCAACAACGCGACTTTCAAACACCTGTTGTATTTCGGAGAAAGTGCCGAGAGTGACAGGAACACAACTAGCGGTTGTTGCGGCTGGTCGCAAGGATGAACTTGCTTACCAAGTCGTGAAAACAACCAAAGAGCTACGGCGCGATATGGAATCTATCCTGCTTGCGAATAATGCGGAAGTGACAGGCAATGCCACGACCTCACGCGAGCCAGGCGGGGTTCCATCGTGGATCACAACTAACACCTCCAATGGAACCAGCGGTTCTGACGGTTCGGCTGGTAATACGGCACGGACAGACGGGACGCAAAGGGCTTTTACTGAAAGTCTTTTGA